GCCTGATGCATCATATCCTCATCATTGAATATATCAATAGGAAGCCAGGCCGGAGGCGGCAAATAAATAGCCGTATTATTCTTCCAGACTGGTCCCAACAAAGTATGGGAGTCACTAAGCACAAAGGGTAGAAAGTTAGCACTAGAGGTATTAGCCCCAGGTGTCGACCTATCCTTGCCAATATACATCACTACACTACCAGCATCAGATGTTGAGGCAGCAGTGACGAAATGGAAAGCTACACCATGTACCATATAAGACCCATAACTGTTACTAAAGCCTTTAAGGGCACTAGATTGCATACAGGCCGGTGTAATAGGAGCTCCTCCTACCATAGTCCACCCTGTCACCGTAGTGGCAGTGGGATCAACGGTTATGAAGTAATCTCTACCACGGACACGAACTCCATCAGATGTGGCAGTTACAACAGGCTTAGAGCCTGTAATAGTATTGCCAATACTGATAGGAGCTGTATCTATGGTCGTAACCGGTCCGAAAGCTGATCTTGCCTTAGGGCTCTTCCTTTTCACTTTCTTCATCTTCCGCTTAGCAGGCAGTTGGTGCACAACCACTTGCTTAACGGTTTTCTTAGCCATTTTCTTCTTATTATTCACCATAAGTCGAAGGTGTGTCCTATCTTATAAACACCAAAACCAATTCCAGCTACAGCTGCGACAGGTAACAATAATGGAGCAAGCTCAGGCTGAACTGCAGACACTGTTCCTAACACGCCAGCTGTATCGCCAAGCACAGAAAATGCTTTATCAGCGGTGAAAGATCTGGATTCGTAGAATCCACTCTTATTTGGGTCGCTGTCAAGCCTCTGTACTCGCGGTGTGGAATTACCGGATGAATCCGAGGGTACCCCGTGTACGAGTATTGATTCTGGGTGCAGATTACGTGTAGATACACGTGTATTAAACTGCCACTCTGAAGGTTCCTTGCCGTACGCGTTGTGTAGCCGGTCAACTTGATCAATTGGCCAAACTCCTTGGGTAATGTTCCTCTTTGGTGGTTGAACAAACACTGATTTTGTATGCTGCATGGGTTAGTCAACTTGCGGAGTGGTCCAGTATGGATGGTTCATGATAATCCACCCCCACCGGGCCAAGTAAATCCATGGTCCATCTCCCCAACCTATCTTCAAGTGCTGATTGCTCATCACCATTCAATTTAAAGGCTTGCCAGAACGAAGCTCTAGCTTGGGGTGTGACCTCAGCTGCCAAACCACTGCCCCGCCATTTGTATAGCGAGCCCACCGATTCAACATGCTGATGTCGTTTCTTAACGTCGTACTTCATAAATCTTGAATAAAACATATCAACCACGGGGACACCACTAGCTAAAGCGCGACCCCCTAGGTGCTGTGCTGTACTCCAAGCTTTACGAGTTTCCAAGTCCTTAATATTATTGACACAATGTATGTCTTTGGACATGGCGACCCTAAGATTCCGAACCATTTTCCAACCGACTTGGGTCTCTACTGGGTGTGCCTGACAAAATTCCACCTCCTCAAGTTTATACACCGGTTCCTCCATTTTCATGGTGAATCCTTTATTGAGGAAGTAAGAATCCAGGCTGTTCTGGATCTTCTTCAAATGTTGTCTTTCAACAATGATGACACAGTCGTCGCCACAGTTGGCTAAACTATATTTCTCAATATCTAGAGACTTCATAAATCCATAACACATAGCACACATAAGGATGTAATTACCGAGAGAGGTGTTTATATCACCACTCATTCTACAACCACTCTTGACGTACTTTATAGTGCCATCAGGAACGTACCCTACGCCGCGGTTCACCAATTGCCAGTCTAATAACTGGTTCAGTTCACGTTGACCCGGGAATAATCCCCGATAAAAACCATGTTCGTACTTCAAGGCGGATTGCGAACAGTGCTGGTCAAACCGAGAGGCATCCAAGCCAATGGCGACAGGTTTATCAAATCTGTCCCACTTTGCTTTAAAAATGCCTCCCACTCCCTCAGCAGTATAACCCTTGATGCATGTTATCTCACCGAATAGACCGTCGATAGATTTCATTATTTTACTCTCCATATGCCGCAAGTATCGGCCCAACTCAACATTATACCTAGGGTTTCGAGGCTGAATAACCCTAGGTGCTGGGTCGCATTTAGACGTATTAATCTTCTCAGCTTTCACGAATGTAGTCAAATGACTATCCTTAACGCAAACTCTGGAAAGACGCAGACTCTCAACTGCACGTTGGTAC